CGTAGAGCATGACGAGATGATACCGATAAATATTTACATTGGAGTTGACCTCGCAGCCACAGCTTCAGATACCTCTGACTATCAGGTAATACTGGTCATGGGCATAGATGCACGTAAGAATAGATATGTTCTTGAATACTTTAGGGAAAGAATACCAACCTTTGATGTGCCAAAGCATATTATAGAGCTCGCGAAAAAATACAACCCAGTAAAACGCGTTACCATTGAAACTGTAGCAGCACAGGAAATGGTCAGGGATATGGTAACCCGTATGAGTGCAACAGAAAAAAGACTAATGCCCGGAATATTTAAAGGCGTAAAGCCACCAGCAAGAATTAAAAAAGAAGATAGGCTTGAGACCACACTAGGGCCTATTATCAATTCAAAGAAATTATACATACGCAGACAAATGACAGAGATTGTCGATGAGTTTTTTGAACACCCAAAGCCTCGTAACGATGACCTTATGGATGCGTTGTACTATGCGGATTACTTTGCCCGTCCACCCAAAAGCCAAGCCAGCAGCCGGGATGACTTTGCCGCTGAAAGTCGTAAAGGTAAATCATTACCTAAGCTTAGAAAATACAACTGGTTGACGGGAGCAAGAACTAATTGAAATAATATTTGCATAATACTTTTTTATTAAGTATATTATGTAGAGTGTGAAGAATATCTTCACCGACTGTTTATAAACATAAAGCTATAAATCCACATACCATATGGCTAATACAAGTAAGGGAAGATTCCCAAGTTACGGTCTCGTAAGAGGCCCATCTCACTCAGAAGGTGGGGTTCCAGCTTCAGTTGCTAACGGCCCAGACGTAGAACTCGAAGGTGGAGAATACATTATTCCAAAAGAGGCAGTACCCGATTACCTGCCCGTATTACAACAAATCACACAAGTAGGTAGAGATAGACAACAAATGCAGAATGGCAATACTGCTATTGATGCGTTGATTGCTTCTGCTTCTATGCAAAACGGTATAGCCAAACCTAAATCACCTGTGTACCAAGAAGGTGGACAAGTGCAAAGTAAAAACTTAAAAGGCGCACGTCTTATATCTCAAGACATAGGTAGGGACGGCGATATGTTTACCGGACAAGTTATTATGGCTATACCAGCTGACCAAGTTGGTGGGGAAGGGGGCATGAGGTATTATCTTTCTGACCCACAAAGGTCTGATGATATGTCAATGTTATCCTCAAAGGGACAGTTTGATGCAATGCAAAAAATGGCTTTTGCACCCCAAGACTCATTACCAGCTGATTTAGTTGAGGGATATTTTGATAGACAAAACAAAAAATCACCATTAGGTTTTCTAAAAAACTTAATTGGTAAAGAGAAAGGTGGTATGGTACAGTACGAAGATGGTGGAGAGGTGCACAGCCGTAGAATGTACAATCAAGGCACTGGTTTTGATAAAAAGAAATCTGACTTAAATAAAGACGGTAAAATATCAGAGTACGAGCGCAAACGCGGTATGGCAATAGCCAAAGCTATGGGCAAAATGCAAGAAGGTGGGATGGTCGCAGATAGAACAAGAGTTTCTCAGACATATTACCCAACCGAAAGTTTAAATTTACCAATGGCTAACCTTGCCTCGCCTATAAATGTAGGTTCTGTGTCTCAAGCACCTATGTCCAATCAAGATATTGCTCAGATAGTTATGGATATTGCAACACCGGGTTCAGTAATTGGTTCTATAGGAAAAAAAGCTGCAAAAGTTAATCCGTTTTCTATGAGCGCCAAAGCGAGTAAAATACCAAATAGAAGAGATGCTAGTGGGCGCCTGTATAAAGACCCAATAGGAGGATTAAGTAAAAAAGGTATGCTTAAACTTGTTGAAGATGCTGTACCTGAAAATACAATGGAAGCTTATGGTGAAGGGTTAGACTATTTTAAAAATTTAAGTGCGGATGATTTAGCAGATGTTGTTCGTGGTGCTTACGGACTTGCAAGAAATCCAAAGTTTTATGGTGAAGAAAGAATTGGTGAGGGCGCTTTTGATTTAGGTAGAGAAGGTGTTAAGATGGCATTAGACGATATTAAAAACTTAAATATAAAACAACAAGGCGGTATGGTAGATGAACAACCTATGATGCAAAGACCTATGAATCCTGCTATGAACTTTAGCCCCATGCAACGCATGAATCCTAGAATGTATCAAGAGGGTGGTCAAGTACAGCCACGCAAACAACAAGAGATGCGTAATCCTAATGTGTATTTTGGCCCACCAGATTCACTTGCTTACAGCGTTAAAGATTTAGAAAAACAAGCCGAAGAAAACTTTGAATCATTTATGGATTCTTTAGAGTACCGTAGAAGTTTAAATCCATTTACAGGAAAACCTATGGATACTGACGCTGATGTAAAAAAACTATTAGAGAGAATGAAAAAGTCTAAGATACCACCATCAAGACAGCGTATGCCAATGCAAGAAGGCGGTCAGGTTAAGGCATCTGACATGGGTTTACGAAACTTTGGTGAGGTAACAAGTATGCCTTCTGGCTCTGTTAGCAGGCCGGAGTTTGAAGCGTTTATGAACTATGCAGCTACAGAAGAAGAGGCAGCTGAAATGGAAAGAGAGCAAATGGCAAACTTTATGTCATTACTTGAAAATGAAAAAAGAGTGCGTCCCGTAAAACCTGACACCTATAATACAACCATAGCCGAAGAAGATGGTATGATGATTATGTCTCAAAGCAAAGTGCCAAAACTTTCAGAGGCGTATATGTCAGCATTTGGGTTTGCAACGCCACTTTCTCAAAGACAAGGAGCATTACTACAAAGAAAGATGATTGCTCCAGAAACATTAAATCCATCGGTTAAAGGATTAATTAACAGAGTATTAGTGCAAAGACTAGGAAACGAAAATAATTAATGGTATTAGAAAAAGATAAACGAGCTGACTACAACCAAGAGCTGTACAGAAGGTATAGAGATGCAAGGCAGAGTTGGGATACAGAATCTCGTTACGATATAGACTTTTATCACGGCAATCATTTTACCGCAGCAGAGGTAGATGATTTACAATCTCGTAATCAAGCAGACGTCCCAATGGACAGGATTGGGCCAGCCATAGAAAAATTCAAAGCGGTGTTGACATCTCGTTCACCAGCTTTTACAATTACCCCAAGAGAAGATTCAGATGTAAAAGTTGCTTCACTATGGAGAACTATTATGGGTTTTATCTGGGGACAGTCAAATGGTGACTGGCAACTAAAACAAGCCATTCACGATTACGCAACAACAGGTATGGGTTATCTGTATTGTTACGTTGACCCAGAGTCAGACTTCGGTAGAGGTGATGTAAAGTTCACATATGTAAATCCTTTCAGGGTCTATGTTTCCCCTAATACGCGCAACCGATGGTACGATGACGCCGAGAGCGTTATCCTTTCTACTATACTTACAGGTGAACAAGTTACAAACCTCTACCCAGAATTAGGAGAGCAAAAAAACGAAGAGACAGGAGAGACAGAGGCAGGGATTATTCAAGACTTAGAAACATATCTTGAAGAAGATTACCCTGACGCAATGAATAGTAATACTAGAAAAGTTTATACGCCTGCGGAAACAAACGAATTAGAATATTATGAAAGAAACAAATATCAGATACTAGAAAGATTTTATAAGACAAAAGTCACATTCTATCGTGTTATCGATATGCAAAATGGCGAAGAAACAGTATTAGGTGAAGCTGAGTATAAAGAATTTGTAGAAAATAATAGAGAACAGATAGAAGTAAATCAATATGAAGTAATACCAATACAGCAAACACGTGTTAAAGTGTGTGCAAGTATTGGCCAAATAGTATTATATGAAACAATTCTCAATACAGACCATTATCCAATCGTACCTTTTCCAAATATATTTACAGAAACACCGTATCCAAAGTCAGATGTATCTCGTGCTAGACCAATGCAACGTCTTCTTAATAAACTTTGGTCACTTGCTGTTTCCCATGCTCAAGCGTCTGGTGGACTCAAGCTATTAGTTCCATTAGGTAGCGTTGAAGATATCGGTCAACTAGAGAGAGACTGGGCTAATCCTAATGCAGTAATAGAAGTTGACTCTACTCAAGGAGAACCACACTTTCCTGCGCCCCAACCATTAGCTTCTGAGTTTTACAGACTAATACAACAGTGTGAGTTTTATATAGACTTTACGTTTGGTTTGCCAGAAATGATGCACGGATTTTCCGACAAAGCACCTGAAACCGTTGCGGGTACAGAACGTATGATTGCACTTGGAACAGAAAGACCCAAGTCAAAACTTAGAGATATTGAGTTTAGTATTAATCGCCTTGGTCAGGTGTTGTACAATTTGTCCAAGGGACATTATACATACAAAAAGATTTTTAGATTAATTAGTGCGAATAACGACATAACAGAAGCAACAGTTAATATGTACGATGATAATGTTGGAACTATTCTTGACATTAAGAAAGAAAGACATAACTTAGCTCAACATGATATTCGCATTGAACCCGGTTCTACATTGCCAACAAATAAATGGGCCGAGCTTGGTGTCTATATGGAAGCGTTCCGTATGGGTATCGTAGACAAGCAAGAAGTGCTTAAAAAGAATCCAGAAATATTTGACAAGGAAGGTATTATGCGTCGTACTGAAGAAAGAGCATTGATGCAAAGACAGATACAGGCAATGGAAGAACAAATAAAGAATTTGGAGGGTGACCTCCAGACTGCCCAAAGGGAGTCTGTTAGCGATAGAAAACGTGTCGAGGTTGAGAAATTTAAATCTCGATTACAAGATATCGCTTCAGACGCCAAAGCTGATAGGAGAGTTCAATTAAACAATCTACAAACAAAGGTGAAGCTCGAAGCGGAGAAATTAGCAAATGTTAGAAAAGACGCTAGTTCTGCTCCAGAAGCATAGAGACATCTATTAAGGAGATACAATGGACAATACACAGACAGAGGCCATGCAAACCGCTGATGGTTTAGCAAATCAAGGTAACGACATCATAGCAGAAGTACGAGAAGAAACCAACGCTGCTTACGATACTGAAGCAAATGTTGCAGAAACACAACCACAAGCTGACGCAGTTGACGAAGTGGATTATTCTGCTCCAGAGCAAAGCGTTGAAAGCGAGACGGTTCCTCTAAATGAATGGGAAGTAGAAGCAAAGAAGTTCCAGTCAATGTACGATAAATCACAAGCTGAGAACGATAAGCTTCGCAGACTAGAGCCACTTGGTGAGCTTTTAGAAAACAGACCTGATTTAGTAAATGTCTTACAAGAAAATATGAATCGGCCAGCAGAACCTCAGCAAAACAATCAACCCGGTTTAAAAGCGGAAGATTTTAACCCTTGGGATGCGTATTATAATCCAGAGTCACCATCTTTCAAGTTCAGGCTGAATCAAGAGATGCAGCTTGCCAAAGATGTAGTTGACAATGCGATGGCGCAACAAAAGCAACAAATGCAAGAGGAGATAACATACAACAACACTGTTAATGAATTGCGTAATACCTATAAATTTTCTGACACGGATGTCAAAGAGTTTATGGGATTTGTTACACAACCAAAAGAGTCTGTTGGGTTATCAAATCTGGTGAAGCTATTTCGGGACGTTAAGAATAAAGGAAACGGCCCAGAGACTGCTCAAGCTGTACGACAAGCTCAAGAACAGCCAAGAACGGCTGGCGTTCTTCAAGGCGGAGCACCTAGCTCTCCTAAAACTGAAGAAAGTAAAATTTGGGACGGTATCGTAAAAGCGGGAAGTCGGAATAGCGTACTTTAATTAACTAACAAATGGAAGGAATTATATAATGTCAACATATAATAATCCTCATCCGTTGAAGGTTGGAGACCCCGGTGCGGTAATCGATAGTACGATTCCTTCGAGACGACTGTTTAACTTTAGTGATAGAGTAGCAGACCTCGCTCCAGAAGAATCACCATTTTTTGTTTACTTATCCAAGGTAGCCAAAGTCCCAACGGACGACCCACAGTTTAGGTGGCTGAAAGACAGAAACAAGATTGATATGACTGATAGAAGTTTCCAGCTTGCAGCTGCTCACACTGTTCCTGCTGCTGGAAGTACACTTACTTACACGGTAGAAACAGATGGCGAAGCGTCAGTAGACTTCCTAATTAAAGGTATGGTATTTGCTGTTGGTGAAACAAACGCATCAACCAAAGAGCCTGAGACAGCTATTGTACGTATTGAAAGCTCTCCAGTAGACACTGGCAGTGCAACAACCTTTACAGGTCGCACAATTTCTGCGGCAACTGGCTCGACAACAGCAGCCGCTGACCAAACGAAGTGTACTGTTATTGGTAGTGCTTTTGAAGAAGGTTCAGGTTCTCCTGATTCATTTTCTCGTGAACTTGACAACGGTATTGGATACACTCAGATATTCAAGACCTCTTGTGAATTAACTAATTCTGCAAGAGCTACCGTTTACAGAGGATACGCAAGTGAGTTCGATAGAATTTGGAATCTTAAATTAAGAGAGCACAAAGTAGATATCGAAAGAGCAATGCTTTTCGGTCAAGGTGGTAGTGTTAATGGTATCGGATATTCAGATGGTATCGTTGGTAGTATTGTGAAAAATTCACAGTCTCAAGTAAAAGACAACGCACAGTTATCTTATACTGAAGACAAAGGATACTTCTCAACTAGAGATGATTCACAGTTTACCTATGACGCATTACTTGCAGACTTAGAAGTTGTATTTGACCCTGCTCGCGGTGGTTCAGGTGCAAAGCTAGCTCTTTGCTCGCTACCAGTTATTACGTTCTTTAACAAGTTGGCAAGTTCTTCAACATTCCTATCTAGTGCATACTCTGCTGCACATCCATTGATGGCGCAGGAAAGAGGAGTATACGGTCACAAGGTAATGAAAGTTGAAACCATTCATGGCGACCTTACTCTTGTAAAAGAACCATTATTCAGAGGCTTTGCTGCTGGATTCATGTGTCTTGTTGACCTTGACCAAGTAGCTTACAGACCTTTAGTTGGTAATGGCGTAAACAGAGACACTCATATTATGACAAACGTACAAAGTGCAGACGAAGATTTACGTAAAGACATGGTTCTTACAGAAGCTGGTCTTGAAG